GTTGCCATTTATTGGTAATTGTGCATTTCATCATAACACACGCTCCTTTCCCTGTTCTGCCTCTATCTTATCCGGGGGCGCAAGTGGTCTACTTTTGATATTGGCCCACAATCATCTCAAGTATCTGTGCAATATACTCCACTTCGGTCACGGTGTTTTGATACCCTAAGGAAATCCGAATCGTCTCATGGGCTTCTTTGACGCTGCGTCCTATGGCGCGGATAACATGGCTTGGCTCCCGGCTTCCCGATGTACAAGCAGAACCCGCAGAAACACAGATGCCCGCCTGGTCCAGCATCAAAACCAGGGCCTCCCCTTCCACACCAGAGAAACTACAGTTGAGATTTCCAGGCAGGCGATTTTGCAGGCTTCCATTGATTCTTGCACCTGGTATCTCTTGTATCTTTCCCACCAGTCGATCCCGAAGCAGTTCCAGGTAGGCCATTTCTTGTCGCAGATTCTCCTGGGCCTCCCGCAGCGCCACACACATCCCAACAATGCCCGCCACATTCTCTGTCCCAGACCTTCGGCCCCCCTCCTGCCCGCCGCCCAGAAGGAGGGCGGGGGGCTTGATTCCTTTGCGGCAGTACAGGGCACCTACACCTTTAGGCCCTCCGAACTTGTGGGCGGAGAGGGAAAGCAGGTCCACTCCCATACTCTGTACATCAACAGGAATGTGGCCCAAAGCCTGGACGGCATCCGTGTGGAAGATGACATTTCCTCGCCTGCGCACCGCTTTCACGATCTCCTGTATGGGTTGTATCGTCCCGATTTCATTGTTGGCAGCCATAATCGTGACCAGATGGGTTTCAAAATTAACCAACTTGGCCACTTCCGTTGGATCAATCACACCTTCCGCATTGGGATAGACCAGCTTAGCCCATCCAATTTCCAAGAAACTGGACAGTGGTTCCAGAACCGCATGGTGTTCCATGGCCGACGTGAGAGTTTTCCATCCTCCGGCGGCGCCCAGCGCCCAGTTGTTCGCCTCCGTACCGCCAGAGGTAAAAAAGATTTCTTCCGGCCAGCAGTTCAGTAGCTCTGCCATTTCCCGCCTGGCTGCGTTCAGTAGCTCCGCTGCCCGCCTGCCCTCCGCATGGAGGCTGGAGGGGTTCCCGAAGTTCTCCAACGCTTCCAGCATCGCCTCTCTGGCGCAGGGTCGAAGGGGCGCTGTTGCAGCGTAGTCAGCATATACTTTCATTCTCTTCCTCCGCTATCTCCTCGTAGGTTGTTTGAAGGGATTGTTCATCAATCCAGTTTTCCGGCTCTCCCTCTGCACACGGAGGATAGATTGGGCCATTCGGTCCAGGAATGAAACCGGAACATTCTGCGGCGAATTTGCACACATCGCACTGGCGGTCGTATTGTGTGATCTTCTCCATCATCGTATCAAGGTCTTTTTTCATAGCTTTTCCTCTTCTGTCCTGCGCCGGTAGTATCGGTCCTCTAACGGACGCCAAAGCCCGTGTGCATTGACAGTACATTCGACATATTCATGGCGCAGGTTCACTCCCCGTCCATCTCCCGCAGCTCGTCAAGGGTGAGGGGGGCGTTTTCTGAAACGGGGATTGCTTCCACCGCCGGCGCAGAATCAAACAGGTCAATGATAGCGTTTGCGCGATTCCACGTCGGGTCATCGTTTAGGAGGGAGTAAACACCCTCCATGAACTCATCCCGATAGGCGTCGTTGTCATACAGTTTCATAACCTACCCCCAAACACAATCCCCGCTTCCTCTTTGAGCGCCTGTTGGAGGTCTGCCACAGTGATATATTCCCTTCGGATGCTATCCGAAATCGCGTTCACCTCATCCCACACCCGCCGCAGCCGCTTTTCTCCAAACCCCTCCTTATCTCGAAGGGCCGTAAAGAAAATGGCCCATGCGGCATCCAGCGCGAAGCTCTGGGCCCGCTCCTGAGCTTTCTTCACGTCCGCAATGGTAGCGGGGCACCGGCGGGGATTGACCTTTTTCCTCTTAGCCATCACTTCACTCCCCAATCCTCTTTTTCGTTACTGCAATGCAAAATTCTTCAATCTCACTGGCCCACAGACACGTCCCAGGGCCGTTCAATCGCTCCCACAGCAATGGAAACCCGCCTATCCCATCAAAGAGGCTTCCCATGGTGGCATCACGCTCATAGCAAGCACACAGGCGTTTCAACACCCATTTCCAAGGCGGAAGTGCTATAGAATTGCCCAGAGCCTTATAGCGGGCGGCATCACTGCTCTCCTTGTGTAGCTTCCCGGCGCTGTCCGTCCATGGCCCTATGTCGGTCCATCCGTCCGGGTATCCTTGGAGACGTTCGCATTCCAAGGGAGTGAGGCGGCGCACGATTCCGTTCGCTATCGGGTATGTTGACGCATCCGCTCTATGCGGGTCATTCCCCTGTGCCCTTAACGTGTGCGCTATAATCGGCTGTTCATGGTGACAATTCAACGTAGGGCAACCATCCTGCATGATTTCTGCCCTTGCCTGGCCGGTCGCCACCGCAATAGCTGTGTAATCCGTTACCCGGCTCTGGTGGTCTCCTGTCAGCGTACAGGCGATTTTCCCGTCCCCGTTCCCCCTGGCGTCATAGACCGCCATGGGTTTTCCGGTATCAATCGTCGGTGCCAATTCTTTTGAATACCCAATACTACCCGCACCCGCCCCGGCGTGTGGCTTGAACCCAGCTACTACAACATTGGGCCCTCTATCGACACAAGGGCTCCCATCGTAGCGGGCTGTGAGACTTCTTGCGACGGATGGATAATCAAAATCTATCAGGGTTTGGTCGTTGCGGCATCCCAGCGTTCCTGAAAGGTCCGTTTGTATCAGAGGTCCTTTACCCCCCCCCCGCACATCCTTGGCGCACCCGCAGTGTGACTGGCGCTCCAATGCCTCCTTCAGCTTCGGAGGTAGTGGTTTCCCTCTCTTCTCCGCCCTGCGCAGGATACCCGCACACGCTTTCGCGGACAAATAGTATTTCGGGTGCGGCGTGTCCTCCAAAATCTGCGACAAGCGCGATTCTACGGCGACGCTGGGGCACTCCCCAAAACTGTGCGTCGAGTATGCGCCAAGCGATGCTCCATCCGTCTCCCAGAATGCACCCGCTTGTCCGCCACTTTCCACCCGGAGGTCCAGGAATAGCGGCATCCGGGGCCGCGACCCTCGCTGTCTCTTCCAGGACAATCCTGAAATCTTCCCCTTGGTTGGATGAGAGTGCTCCGACCACATTTTCCCAAAGCATGAATCTGGGGCGAATAGACTGACCTGCTCTCCCACGCCGTTTCTCTGCATCCCGAACCTCCTTTATCACTCGAATCTGTTCCATGAAAAGACCGCTACGCTCCCCGTCTAGTCCAGCTCGTTTCCCGGCAATGCTCAGGTCCTGGCAGGGGCTCCCGCCGATGATCACGTCCACAAGGGCTAATTCGGCCCCCATCATTTTGGTGATGTCACCGAGATGTTTCATCCGTTCCACCCGTCCAAAGCATCCCAGTTGGATACTCTCGAATCAGCTCAGAGCCCCAGACAGCTTTCATACTGTCCTTCATAAAGACCGGCACCACGGATGCCATAGCATCTTCGACCAGCGACTCCATCCATTCCTTCTTCGGCTGGTGCGTTTTGCTGCCCGGCCCGGTCATGGCGCCTATGATGACCCAGCCCACCTTCTTGACCGAGCAGTCCCCTTCCGTCGGGAACGCTTCCAACATAGGCTCAATGCTGACAAACGTGTTTTGGTGGTCACTCCACCAGAACGGCGTGTCCGGGGTCGGCGTAGATGAGCCGTACCAAAAGTTATCCCTCTCCGGTAGCTTCCCGGCCTCCGCCAGCTTCATGTACCGGCCCGGATTCTTGGTCAGAAACAGGTAGCGATGCTGCGGGGACAGCAGGCAGGCGTTCATTACCTCCTCGATCCACTCCTCCGGCACCCACTCACCAAACAGATCTGCCATAGAGCAAACAAAGATGTTTTGGGGCTTCCTGTGCCGTGCCGGTTCATCCAGCCGGTAACGGTGGAGGGTGGGATAGAAATCGCAGGGAAAGGGCTCGATTTTTCCAGCCTCATTCCGCACTGGCGCATCCAGTTCCCAAAACCTCTCTGGCTCATCGGGTAAAAATGACAAGCCTTCATCCTCCGGCTGGGGGCCGCTAGATAGCGTCCCAAATCGCTTGGCAATCTTCCGGGCATAGCAATAGAAGCATCCATGCAAGCAACCGGTCACGGGATTCCACGTGCTGTCGCACCACTCAATTTTTGTTGTATTCATGGTATTCTCTCATCTACTTCGCTTCTCCCATCAAATCAAACAGAGAAATCGTCTCCTCCTTCTCATCCTGCTCTTTCAGGTAGCCCACAGCATCCCGGAAATAATCGTTGTTCAGTTCAATGGTGTATCCCCTCCGGCCAGCCTTGACTGCCTCCAACGCCACAGTTCCCAGGCCGCCGAAGGGGTCCAAGACCAGCTCCCCTGGATTGCTATAGCGGTTGATCAGACGGTCTACAACATCCAACTGAAGCGGGCATACATGGAGCGCCTGACGCCGCTGGCTCTGGGCAGTGTTCAAGGTTCGCATCCGGTTGATATCGTCCCAGACCTGATCCGTCCAAGAGCCCGGTGCCACGACCATAAACGTCGCCGGCAAATGCCCATCCTCATCCAACTTTTTGGCTATGTCCAGGTGTTCCTCGTAGCTATACACCGTTCCCCGGCTATATTTACGATAGGCCGCCTGGAGCTTTTCCACCGGGACACGCTCCAACTCCGCCTTAGACAGCAGACGGTCCCCGCTGCTACGCCAATAACCATGTGCGTCCAACTGCCACTGGGCTCGTGGGTACTCATCTTTCGTCTTGCGCACAGGCTCATCAGCGTAGGCCTTAGTACGGTTGGTAGGGAGCTTTCGGAACAGTAAAATATATTCCGGGCAGCCAACGCCCATCTTACTGCCGTCCTTGCATTGCTCTGTCCACCCCAGTCGGTAGGTCTGGTTGTTCTCCCGGACCACATCTGTAACCACGGTAATCATTCCGAAATAGGCAAATCCATGGTTCATATAGTGCTCAATGCAAAGGGCGTGAAAAGGTTCCATGGTTGGCATCCCCATCCCTGTGGCATTGCCGAACAGAACGCGATCTTTCACATGGCAGGCAAACACCCGGCCAGGCTTCAATATCCGCAATAAGTTCGGTGTCAGATAGCCCATTTGGTCAAAAAACCGCTCCGTGTCCTCGTTATGACCGAAATCATTGTAGGATGGCGTATATTCATAGTGGTTGGAAAACGGGATAGAGGTAACGATCAGGTCCACACTGTTTTCCGCCAGCTTCGCCGTCTCTTCCACACAGTCGTTGTTCACTGCGGTCCAACCCTCACCCTTGACTTCCACACGCTTCACTCCTATGCTCCTAGCCATAACCAGCTCCGCTGCGGACTGGTTCAGGCCGTATTTTTTTACGATCTCCCGCATTTTCCCTTGGAGATGGTTATGCTGTTCCCACTTAGCCATTAAGGTACGATAGATCGGGTCCTCCGCTTCGGTGCAGATGATGTCAATCACCACCGGCTCCGTCTGAAGAAAGCGGTAAACGCGGTGGATCGCCTGGATGAAATCGTTGAACTCATAGTCGATTCCCAGGAAAATCGCCCGGTGGCAATGGCGCTGGAAGTTGCAGCCAGACCCACTGAGGCTTTTCTTCGTGGCAAACAGTCGGGTCCGGCCCTCGGAGAAGTCCACCACCCGGCGCTCCCGCTCGTCGTAATCCATGGCCCCGTAGATATCCACCGCCTCTGGGAACGCCTCCTTGATGGCGTGCCGCTCCGCCTCCAGGTCATGCCACAGGAGGAAATGAGCGTCTGGGTCTCTCTCGACGATCTCCTTTGCCTTCGCCACCCGAAGTCCAATGCTCTCCCGCTTCTCCCTGGCCGCATCGGACAGAGAAACAGCCGTGTCGTTCATCAGCTTCATTTGCCCATTCCGGTCGCAAGCATGGCCGTACTCTTCCCGGACGACGTGCCGTCGCACTGTCAGCGGTGGCAAGGCATACCCCTCATCATCAAACCCAAGGTCAGATGGCCGGGTCAGCACCAGTGCCCAGGAGGATACCCACAGCCAAAATTCATCCTCTTTGTGGGGATATAAGATCAGGTTGTTGGCCTTGGTGCTGTCCCGCTGGAAAAAGCGGGTCAGGGCCTGCCCGGTGTCCATCACTTCCAGGTATCCGGCGTAATGGATCAGCTCCTTGTACTTGTTGGGGGACGGAGTAGCCGTGTTCACCAGCTTATACCGCACCCCCTGGAACTTGCCCAGAAACGTTTGGTAGGTCTTGCTGCCAAAGCTCCGCAACACCGACGCCTCATCCAGGCTGACGGCGGTAAATCGTGCGGGGTCGATGTCGCCGTCCCGGACCCGTTCATAGTTGGTCAGCAGGATACCGCCAGCGGTCGCTTCTACCTCGTCCATAGTCCGTACATACGCCGGCGCCTCCATACCCAAGAGCTCCACCGCATCCCGTCGAAATTCCTGGCGCACGCCTAGCGGGAGTACGACCAGGGCCTTTCCGCCCTCATGCCGGACCACCTGACGGCACCACTCCAACTGCTGGACCGTCTTGCCCAAACCGAAGGATTCAAACAGCGCCCGTCGGCCACCCTTCAGTGCCCAGGCCACTGCCGCCCGTTGGTGTGGCTTCAGAGCCGGGGACAGATCCTCCGGGTCAAGCGAAAAACCGGAATCCGGTGCCACGCAAACTTTGCGCTTCAAAAACTCAAGATAAGGGCTCATGGTTTTCCCCTTTCCACACAAAATCCTATCCATCCTTCCCCCTGACTTTCTCTGCCCACTGCGCCGCCTGGATCATGCGCTCCACGTCATCCGGGTTGACCGCAGACCCCTCCACAGGCCCACCCGCTCCTTTTGCCTGGCGCTGTGTGCTCTTGTGCTTTTCGTCCAATTCTTCCCAGTCTCCCAAGCACTTGACTCCTTGCGCTTCAAGACTGCGCAATATGCCGTGGATGTAATTCCAGTTCCGCTTCTCTCCCCCAGCGTCAACAGCTCGGTCGATAGCCCGGAGGCATACCGCCTCCCCCAGGGTCTTGACATACCCCGCCAGGAGCTCCATGCTCGTGGGGGAGGGAGTCGGGTATATCCGGTCCATGTAAGCGTCCATGACCCGCCCCAGCCCCTGGCCGTCCTCGCGCGTGCCCGCGCCGGTGGTGGTGCATGGGGAAGGGGGGATTATAGGGGGGTTAGGGAGAGTAGGGTTAGAGATAGGGGGGTCCGGGGGGGAAGAGGAAGGGGCGGGAGGGGAAGAGGGGGAGAAAGGGGGGGGACC